GCTTTTGTACTGTCTTTATCCTGCTCCATCATTATACCAATCCAAAAAGCAATAAGCAGGATCAAAAGGTAAATCAGAAGATAGATTATCGTCCTAAAAAATTTACTTTTCCTAAAACGCAAATCATCGGCTGCCAGCCCCCAGAACATATCTATGGTAGCCATTACAGGTATTACTATAAGAAAATGCTCGATAGGTGCGAAAAAATCTAACATTGAAGCAATTACCGCAATAGAAACAGCCTGCACCCAACCGGTAAAATCTTGTAGATATGGAATTAATCTTTGCATAATATCACATATTGAATAATACGGTAAAATAAGTGGATAATAAGGCTGCTATCTCAATCCAGAACATCGGCTTGCTCTGGTAGAACTTATACCAAAATGTGCCTTCTTTTTCTTTGGCAATACTTAATGCGGTATAGCCTACATAGGCAAGCCATACAAACAACATAGGCCAGAAGTTTAATGCCACCCAAAGTTGCGATCCGGCAATACAGGTGATTGCTCCGGCAGAATGTATCTTGCTCTCATAATCATCTTTGAAATTGGGAGCTGAACCAACAAAGAACATGCCGATACAGGACAGAAATGCAATCCATTCCGTATTTGTTTTACTTACCTCCAATATTGCAGGCATCAATAAGCCGGCAGTCAGCCACATCGTTGCCATAAACCATAATTTATGCTCCAGATAGTAGTAGGTAGCACTGATAGAATAAGGCACTCCTTTAGTCTTTACACACACAGCAGCCGTGTAGGCCGCAATAACAAGCATCGAAATAATTGTCAAAATAGTTATCATACCAATCTTACATTTAAGTTAATCAATTGTTTTAAGTTTGCATATACCGGATCGATCGTCCCGTAGAAACAGTAATACTTCTTTCTTACACCATCTTCCATCTTGGTGTAATACTTTCCCTGTTCAAGTGTCATACCTGGCGCATAGAGCTTGGGATCGTATTCTGTGCCTTTGTGATTTTCGTCCATGCGCTCATAAAGAGCAGCCGTATCTACCGAAGGAGGATATATTTCGAGAACCGGATTTATCGGTTGCCGGACTTTCCATAACCA